AGATGGAATAAATAAACAAATAAGAGTTATTCTAACCCACATATGATCAATGGGATTGAACATATGAAAAGCGTAAATAAAAGGGGATACGTCCCATTTTATCAACGCTATAATAGACGTAATAAAATAAATACCTCCATAATAGTTAACCAATATTCAACTGTGCATCTTAACGCACCACGAAAAGAGTTAAAATAATCTCTTTCCTCTTGTTTAGTCATGTCTTTAAGTTTTTTCATTTTTCCCAGTTTTCTTCCCCGTAAGGGTCTTCTTTTGATATAACTCTTTTAATTTCTTTCTTTTTTGGTTCTTCTATTCTTTCCCATCTACGATATTCTCTTTCTCTTTCGAAATCACCGCGTCTAATTTTTTCGAAATAAATATCCGTAATCATCCACGTCATATAAAAGACAACTGGAATAAATAACAACATCCATATCATAGCATCCATTTATTCGTTCCAGTTTTCTTCCCCGTAAGGGTCTTCCTTTGTGAATACCCTTTTTATTATATTTTTTCTTGTTGGGGCCTTGACCATCACTTCAAAAGGAGGTAAAGGATTTATTCTCTGATGTTGCCAGGGAGGAGGGTCAGGCAGAGGATTATTAAAATTTAAAATAACTCTATTATGAGCGTCTCTTTCCCTTTCTCTTTCCATTTCTCTTTCCCTATTATGTTCAATAATAGCAGCCCCAAATGTGATTACAAGGAATAAAAATATTAAAGACGAAATGAAAATAATACCAGTTAAAGCGTAATTATTACCAATAAAATGAGAAGCAATGAAGAATGGTAATAAACCAGTCAATATCACTAATAATTTACCTAATGTAGTTAGCTTGTTCCACATTTTATATAAATTTTAAGAGAACAAATATATGAATAATTTTCAGAAATAAAAAATTATTGGTGAAAAGTTGTAAAATATGACTGTATGGTTTTTATATATAAGAATAAAAAATTAAACATGGATGATAATGATGTATTAGAAAAATATAAAAATGGTGATAGTATAAGGAGTATTGTAAAATTTTCTAATTTAACCAGATATAAAGTGACTAAAATTTTAAAGGATAATAATATATCAATTATATCAAATGTGGACAAATTGAAAAAATATGAAATCAATGAAAATTATTTTGATATTATTGATAATGAACACAAAGCTTACACTTTGGGCTTTCTTTATGCAGACGGTTATAACGAAGAAAAAAGAAACATAGTTAAAATAACACTTGAAGAAAAAGATATTGAAATATTAAAAATAATAAGAGCTCCAATATGCCCGGACAAACCAATAAGGTATTATAAATATAAATATAAATCTGGTAATAGTAAACCACAATATTCTTTCGTTATTGATAATAGTCACATATCTAAAAGATTACATGAATTGGGGGTTGTCCAGTCCAAAAGTTTCAAATTGGACTTCCCTACATTTTTAGATAAACTATTATTGACACACTTTATACGTGGATATTTTGATGGTGATGGATGTATAACCAAATCATATTCAAAAAAATATCCAAATGCTTCTAAATATCAAATATCTTTTATATCAACTGATAAGTTTATTAAAGGATTGCAAATGTTTTTATATGATAATATCGGTGTTAATATCCACAAGTTACAAATAAGACACCCAGATAGAAATAATAACACCAGATCATTAACCATCGGTGGAAATTTACAAGTGGAAAAAATATTGAATCTTATTTATAAGGATTCCTCAATACATTTAGATAGAAAATATCGAAAATACATCGAATTATTAAATTATAATAGAAAATCTATTGATGAAATATAGAATTTTTAGAATCCCATTTGGTGTATAAGTGACAATCACTTCGAAGTATAAGGTAACGAATGTCACCAGGTGAAGACTCTGCCATGCAATCACGGTCAATCACAACAGTCAAATTTCCCATTTGATATTTTGGATAATGTCCACCCAAGTCTTTACCCCTATCTAAACAATACATTTCAATATCATCTATGAACCTATCAGCAACCTTATTGCCCTTTATCCACCTACTTATTTCACTATCATCGTGTCCAGCCCATAGAACTCTAAACGTAGCTTGATCAACACCCAACTCCTGTAACCTATTAATAACCTCTTCTGGTGATTTCCTATCGTAAACATTTACAAGATTTAAACTCAACCTTAATATAAACCCCTTCTGTTTAATCCTTTGGCATAAATCCTTCATATTAAACTGAACCCTTGGATGCATTCTTATAATACCAGCATTAGATTTATCATCAAATATGTCTGATACTGAAAGAGATATGAGATAAACACCAACATCGTTCTTTAAGAAATCTAGATTGGCGTCGTTTAACATTACACCGCTAGTTTGTATTTCAAGTTTAAAAGGTTTATCAAGTCTATTATTCATTTCACCTATCATTTTAAGGAAAGGTTTATTTTGAATTGGTTCACCTGTGCCTGTAAGAATAGCGTAATCACAACCCATTTTTCTTACTTGTTCGAACTTTTTGAAATACATTTCAGTAAAAAGTTCCTCATTTGATTTATCTTTATAAGTATCTTTTAACTGTGATATTTTCGATACACAAAATTTACAAGAATTAATACAACCATGTGTCGGAACAAGAATAGACATACTTCTAACATCCACATTATATCGTGGCATTTCTCTCCTGTGATGTCTTGTTTTTGATTTAACTACAACTCCTAAATCTTTATCGTTCTCAATATCAACACTTTCAAGGACACCGTTAGTTTTCAACATATCTAAATAGTTATTAAGACAGTATGGGCAAATTGTATTTTTATTAATATATTGATTGAATTTGTCTATCATTCATATTACTTTAATTTTAAAACACATAGTGCTAATAGTGTTTTACCGTCAACAAAATCTGTTCTTTTAATTTCTTCTTTTGTAAGTTCGACTATTTCAATCTCTTCATTTTCACTCTCTAGTCCACCACCTTGACCAATTTTTTTTGATACTGTAGCGAAGAAAGTGGACATTCTTTCGTTGGTCTTACCTGGGGTTGTGTAATATGTTTTAACAATATTATTAATAGTATCTACAGCGTAACCAAGTTCTTCTTCAATTTCCCTTTTCATTGTTTCAACTTCGTTTTCACCAGCGTGATCAATCATTCCTGCTGCCAATTCTATAATTTTCATTTTAGGTCCAGGGCGGAATTGTTTAACAAAGATGTACTTATTTTTCACAGTATCAAAGACAACACAGCAAACTGCGTCTTTGGAATTAAGATATTCTCTATTAACTTGTTGACCTTTTTTGCCTTGTAAAGTGAGAGTATGAACTTTCATGTAACCTTGCTGGTTGGCTGGTGGGTTATCTGATATGATTTTCATAAGGGAAATTATTAGTTTTACGCTATATATAAATTTCTGATTTTAATTATCGCGAAGATAATAATTATTCTTTTACAAAAATAATTCTTTCTGGAAATCTTTTATAGTACTCTCTTTCATCAGCTACAAAACACAAATTATATTCTTGATTAAACATAGCTTCTCCACCAATCATAGCAGTTTCTTCCTCTCTCCAATTACTTATATGTGCTATATCACTCAATGGAATACGATTCATATCTATTTGTCTTATATTATGAATGTTAGTCTTTTCATTATCCTTATCATATTTAATAAAATAATATGTTTCTTGATAAGTATCTGCACCTATAACTTTTTCGTAAATATCTAATCCCATATCTTTTAAATTTTCTAACACTTTCTCTTTAGTAGTTCCATACCTTTTTAATTTAATATCTATGAATTTTAATTTAGTGTCCTGTCTACCAGGCACTTGCCACCAATATAATCTTGTAGTTTTGAACATATTTTTATCTGGGTGGGGTGATGGTAGTTCTGATCGTTGTATTAGGTCGTAGAAGAAATTAAATCCGTTTGGACCTGATGCTATTATAAGTTTAGCGTCTTCTTTCATGTTTTTAATTATATCTAAATATATTGGAACAATGATATGTTGTGGGATATGTGAGAATTCGTCGATATAAATAATATCTGATAAAGAAGGAGATGGATTAACGTCTTTAGACCTTGATACAGCTTGAATTCTTGAACCATTTTCAAATACTATTTGTTTTTCGTTCCAACAAGTTACGCCTATTTTTAAATAGAACGGCAACAATTTATACAAGTCTTTGAATTTTCTTAATATTTCTTTAGATGTTTCACCTTTATTGGTTATTAAAATAATAAATTTATTATCGTTAGATAAAATATAATGTAAAAAATTTATACATAATACAGCAGTTATTCCCATTTGTCTACTCTTGAAAAGAATGGAATACTTGTTATCAAATTGTTTTAATATATCTTTCTGATAATCTCTTAAAGTGATGTTAACCTCTTTTCCACAAGGGTCTTTTATTTTACAAAAATTATTAGCAAAATATTCCATACTATTAACAGACCTAACATATTCTCTTAATTCGTGACCATCTAATAAAAATTTAACACCAGCCTTCCTTGTACCTGGTATATTCTGAAACCATATAGTCTCAGATCTAGATAGTTTCTTATCGTTTTTATACTTTTCCTCTATCTCTAAAATATCTTTTGTCGTGTAAACTTTCATAGTAAATTCTTTTTACGTTTATATATTGAACAAATCAAGTCCAAAATTGTTAAAATTGTAACAAAATGAGTTTATTTTGTATATTTTTAACACATAGTAAAATTATTTACAGATTCACAGTTAAAAAATTTGATTTTTTAGTTTAATATATAGGGTTATGAAGATGGAATTTCTAAAAACTTACGAAGAATTTAATTTCAAGAATTTTGATCATTTGTTCAAGAAAAGGGCTTATACTCTTGGTAGTAAGTACGATACAATATATTTATCTAATAATATCTTGAACGCTATGCAAAACATTGATAATAATAGCATTGCTTCTTTATTTATATCTTTGAAAAATATATCTAAGGACAAACTTGTTGATGGTTACGCTAATTATTTAGATTTAGATGAGAAGGGTACTGTATCTTATTTAGATGGTAGATATTTAAAAGAAGAAACTGAATATAAAGGTGCTTTCTTTACAGATCAGAGAAGACAAAACATTAAAGTGACCAAAGTTCTTGCTAAGATATTAAAGCCTGAATATTTACCAACTAATCAAGTTGATGTTGAAAGATTCGCGAACGCATGGAAAGTTATATTTGATAATAGATTTAGAGTAGAAGAAATGATAGGTGAGGAACTTTTGAGAGCTTACAACTACAAGGACGAAGTTAAAAATTCTGGCGGGTCTTGTGCTTTATTTCCTAATTGTGGTAGTGTAGGTAGATTTGATGTTTTGGTTAAAAATCCAGATATTTTTTCAGCTATGGTAGTATTTGACGGACCTGATATTGTAGGTAGAAGAATTGCAGTGAAAGGTACACAAATAAAGGATCATGGGTATTTTAAAGAAGGGCAATATTATAAATTCTTAAACAATTATTACGGTCAAGGTGGTTCTGGATCAGCTGTTGATCAAATGATTTCAAAATTTGCCAAAAATGTAGAGTTTGACGCTGGTTGGGGTTATGGATTATATAGTTATAAAGATGAAAAAAAATTAGATTCAGCTAAAGATATATTTAGAATCAAATTACCAAATTTTAAACAAAAAGACAGGTACCCTTCTTTTGATATATTTAGAGTTAATTTCCAATTAGAAGAAATAGCTTCAAGTAAACCGCTAGGTGAAGTAGGTTGGCAGGATTTCTACGGTGCCTACTCGCCTCAATAATTAAAGTAAATTACAAAGTACTAACTCGTCGTAGGTAGATTTTATACCTTCCTCTAAACTTATTTTAGGTACCCAACCTAATTCTCTAAGTTTTGTACTATCTATGAATTTTCTTGGTGTACCATCTGGATAATCAGCGTTAAATTTAACTTCACCTTTATATCCTACAATATCTTGTATAATCCAAGCTAATCTTCTAATACTAACCTCAACTCCACTACCAACATTAATTACATCGCCACTATTATAATTTTCCATTAAGAATAGAGCAGCGTCAGCCAAATCAGAAACGTGAAGAAATTCTCTTAAAGGTTTTCCAGTTCCCCATAATTCAACAGATTCAGCGTTGTTCATTTTAGCGTCGTGAAATTTACGTATCATACCAGGTAAAACATGTGAATTCTTTGGGTCGTAGTTATCGTTAATACTCCCGTAGAGATTAGTAGGCATTAATGAAATGAAATTAGTACCGTGTTGTTTATTGTATTTTTGGCACATTATTATACCAGCGATTTTTGCTATAGCGTAACCGTCATTAGTCTTTTCTAATGGTCCACTTAAAAGATACTCCTCTTTGATAGGTTGTGGACAATTTCTCGGGTAAATACAAGAGCTACCTAAGAATAAGAGTTTTTTAACATTGAATTTATGGCAACTGTTAATTATATTACATTCTACTATAAGATTATCGTATGTAAAATCTGCTGGGTATGTTGAATTAGCGTAAATGCCTCCGACTTTTGCCGCAGCGAGAAAAACGTAATCGGGTCTGTACCAGTGAAAGAAATTTTCTGTATCTAATTGTCTAGTAAGATCTAATTCTTTGTGTGTTTGTGTAATAATATTATTAAATCCGTTTTCTTTAAGTTTTTTTACTATTTCAGAACCAACTAATCCTCTATGCCCAGCGACATAGATCTTATCTTCTTTATTCATTCCATAATTATTATTTTTTTATCTTATAGTGCTCATCATTTCGTTGTACTTATCTTGATTAATTGTACCTTCAGCTAACAAATTATTAAGATATACTATATATTTATCAATTTGATCTTTTTTCTTAGCTGCTGGTGTTGTTGATTGAGCAAGAGATTTAGTTAAAGTAGCGAGAATTTTCTTTTCATCTTCTGGCAAACTATTTGTATATTCCTCTGTTTTTTTATGTATATATTCTTCTTGTTCTTTAGTTAATTCTATTTCACTATAATGAACAGCGTCGAAATATACTTCGTTCCAAAGTCCTGCTGTATCGTCGTTTGTTTTAAATCCTTCGCCAACGTAATATTCACCCAATCCTACAAATTTATCACCATGTCCTTCTTTTTCAAGAAATTCTAATTGTGATCTCATTTGTGATACTGTTGTTCTTTCCATAATATTAAATTAATTTTTCTGCTGATTTTTCGAAATATTCTTCAGCACTCTTGAAATCACCAGATTTTACAGCAGATTTCATGTTTTTAACCTCTTCTAAAGGTCTCCTTGTCCATCCACTGTTCCAATAATCATCTGGATAGCTATGTTCTTTCTCTTGTTTAACTACTCTCTTTTGAATTCTATCAACAATATCTCTATTATCCAACGCAATCTTTCTAGATTCTTCGTAATTCTTATTGTCCATATTATCAATTAGATACCACTCAACATTTTCTATAACATCAAATTTGTGTTGTTTACAATAGTTTAAAAAATGGATTATATTATCAACATTATGTTCACATAAAGTCACTTTATGTAAGCTGTAGAGTAAATCTTTTAATTCTTGTCTTGTTGGTTCGTCGTCAATGGCGAATGTACCATCTAATATTTCTTGTGTCGTCATATTATTCAAATTTATTAAGTTTCTTCATTTCTTGTTTTAAATCCTCTTCGTAAAATTTTTCAAGATATTTCATTTCGTTATCACTTAGTTCTTCTCGTTCCTTTATAGCGTTGTAATTACCTTTTTTAGAAGCTTTAGTAACTTTCCTTTCTTTTGGATCCCAATACCAACCTGGTAATTTACTACCTCTATAATTTTTAAAATGTTCAGCCCACATATCGATAGCTGAAGCTTTATCCACGTATTTATGATTAAATCTTTGTGCTATTTCTGGGAATTGTTTGCCAAATTTACGATTGATCTTGAAGAACGCAGCAATTTTATCCTCATCAGTAACTTGCTGGTAAAGGTCTTTATTGAGAAAAATTCTATCTACTATTTGTATAAAATCCATTAAACATTATATTGAAGAGATAATAAATTGTTTTAAAAATTAAATGTGAACATTTCCACTAAATGATTTATAAGAAAATATTTTTGGTTTTTCTTTTGGTGGTGGTTCTATCAACCCGTTTTTAATTTTTAATTCTATTTCTGCTTTCGCTCTGTCTTCTTTGGTCCTATGATACATAAATTCATCAATCTCGTAAAGACAATCTCTGAGACTTGTGACTTTCTTTTCAACAATAATTGGGTTAAATGGGCCACTAACGTCTTTCCTTATTCTATAAGTGAAATCATCAGACTTTCTTTTGTATATTGATAATATATATTTTGTTGATGTACACATGGCTTTGTTCTTTAAAACAATGCTAAATTTGAAACCCTCATTATTTACAAGTGCTGATATTTCCCTGGTTGTAAAATTTTCCTGTGGTTCTTCCTTTTGTACCTTCATTTCATATATAAAGTTGTTATATTTTTTAACATTTTCCACAACCCTATATATTAAATTATTTCAATAAAATTTCGAAATTATACCCCTTGACAATAAAGTTCAAATAAAGAATATCTCTGTAAGATCCTTCGTAAAGATCAATAGTAAAATCGTAACCCATTTCATTCAGCTCTGGTATGTATGTTGTAATTTGATCTACTACCAAACTTCTTATATCTGATACTGGCACTTTTGTTTCCCATAAAAAATATTCTAAATTACTACCAAGATTTGGCTCACCGTATAAAGAACCTTTATTAGCAAATAACACCATTTCTAATTTTTGAACGATTACTTCAACTATATCGTCCTCTATGATTCTATCGGAATGAAATCTAGGATGACCTTCGTATTTGATATACATATCTTTGAAATCTAGTACCACATCAATATATTATTTTTTGGAAAAAACGAACTATCATTTAACTATATATATTAAAAACACAAGCACCGAAAAAGTGGTAAGTATATCAGTAATCGATTATATAGGTAAAGTTAAAGACGGAGTAGCAATACTAATGTCCATCAATATTGATGATACAATATACCAATTCGTCTTCTGGTTCAATAAAGAATGTAAATACGTTCTATCAGTAGAAGAGAGACTTACAAAATTATTGAAAGTCAATACTATATATGAATACGAACATTTAGAAGAACTACTAAAAAAGATATTCTTAGCACTTCCCCCTGTTAAAGAGTTATTCGAAAAATTCGAAATTTAATTTAATATATAAGAATATGATAAAGAGTTTTAAAGAATTCGTTTTAATTAAAGAATCAGCAAGTAATGATGAATTTTATGTTTTAGTTAGACATAACAATCGTCAAGCTATTTTATCTATAGCTAAATACGACGGGCGTTGGCACGAAAACGTTGAAAACGGTGATAAAATATTTGGCGGAAAAGCATACATGGGAAACATGACTCCTCAGCAAATTGTAGATAATTTAAAAAGAAATTACGACGAAGCTAGAATTATCTCAGACGACGAACTCCTAGAATTAATCTAAGTAATCAAATATCCTATCGTCATAACTCTTTAATTTCACAATATCACCATCATATCCAACAATACTTTCAGGATATATAGGAATTTTACCATACTCACTATCTACTATAAAAGTAGGTATAGCATAACCAGACGTCCACCCTCTTAACCCCTTTATTATCTCTAAACCTTTAGATATATCAGTTCTGAAATGACTAGTACCAGATACTTTATCACATTGGTAAATATAATAAGGATTCACTCTGTTAATCAATAACTTATGCATTAGATTTTTCATAGTTTCCACGTTATCGTTTATACCTTTAAGAAGAACTGTTTGAGATCTCATTACGATCCCAGCGTTAGCAATTTTATTAATCGCCACAGAACATTCTTCTGTTATTTCGTCTGGGTGAATAAAATGAATAGAGAAATAAACGGGATGATATTTTTTAATCATATCAAGTAGTTTATCAGTTACACGCGAAGGAAGAACTACTGGGACTTTGGTTCCAATTCTGATCATTTCAACATGTTTAATTGCTTTGAGGTTACTTAATAAATATTCTAATTTATCATCTGGTAAAGTAAGTGGATCACCGCCTGATATAAGGACGTCTCTTATCTCGGGATGTTCGGATATGTATTTAATACCTTCGTCCCATTGTTCTGTTTTATAATTAGTTTTATCAAATATTCTTGATCTGACGCAATATCTACAATTAGTAGAGCAGAAGTTTGTTACTATGAACAAAACTCTATCTGGGTATTTATGTATGATGCAGTCAGTCTTTTTGTAGCGGTCCTCCGCGAGAGGGTCTTCAGCCTCTTCGGGAGATATATTAAATTCTTCCACACTAGGAACCACAGTTCTTCTAAGAACATCACTATTCTTTATTACTTCTAAATAATGTGGGGTAATCCTGAGTGGGAGATTCTTTACATCTGTTTTTTCTTCTTTCCTTAATTCTAATCTTTCTTTTAATTGTTGCGTGTTCTTTATCGAGGTGGCAACTTCTTTGAGCCAGACGTCCTCAGCATCAATTGTTTTCATTTAATGTATGTTATCTCTCCTTTCATTTGTTTTTATTAATGTCTCGGTAGTTATATACCGATATTTTTAAAAGTTGTGCGTATATATCTCAATCGATATATCATTTTTTTCCAAATTTTGATACCGCATCAATCGTTATACCAATAAAATCAATGATTTTGATAAAATATTAGGCGTAAAAAAAGTGAAAAAATTTCACTTTATTTTGATGTAAATTCGTCGTAATCGTCTAAGTTACTTTCCTCTTGTGGGTTATCTTTTTCGAAGTAAATTCTATCCATTAAAACCCTGTAAAAAAGTATATCATATACTTGACTTTCAAATGATATAGGATATTTGCCTTCGTCGTATATGTGTTTTAAATCTCCAAGACCCATTAAAATTCTTTTAAAATTTTTTTTAATTAGAAAATATTTCCTAATTTCGTCTGATCTGAGTCCCTTTTTTCGATAAATACCATCAACTATATGTTTAATCCTATTATATAACTCTGTAATTGTTGAATCGCTCCTGCCTATCATTTAAACTTACGATTTTTTTACTTATATATTAAATAAATATTATAAGATTTTTATATATACTCCAAAACCAATATAACGTTATGAATATTAGAGAAATGTTTTTGAATTTAACAAAATTCACAGTCCCACACGGTTACGAAGATAGCCTTAAACAATACATGCCAAAAGGTTCAACAAGAGACGAATTTGGTAACTATTCTATCACAATAGGTAATAGTGAAACTCTTTTTACTTCCCACCTCGATACAGTTAGTCGTTCAGTAGAAAAAGTAAATCATATCATAGAAGGTGATATTATTAAAACTGATGGTACAACTATACTTGGTGGAGATAATAAAACTGGTGTCTGCATATTGCTTAATATGATAGAACATAACATACCTGGCACTTATTATTTTTTCGCTGGTGAAGAACCAACAGCTAAAGAAGGCGGATTATACGGATCAAAACACGCTTTAGCAGCTAACCCAGATTTCTTCAAGAAATTCAAAAGAGCAGTTTGTTTTGATAGAAAATATCAAGGATCAATCGTTACAAGACAAATGGCAAGATTTACTTGCAGTGACGAATTCGTTAACGCTCTTATCAAAGAATTCGCTGGACAAGGATTACCATTTCAACCAGACGAAACTGGTTGGTACACAGATACCGCTGTATTTATTAACGTTATACCAGAGGTTACTAACTTATCATCAGGTACTTACAAGGAACATTCTCCCGATGAATATGTCGATATGAGTTATCTTGAAAAAGTCGCTGACGCCGCTCTTCATATTGATTGGGAAAATCTACCAACAGTAAGAGTCGCAAAAAGAGAAACATCAAGAGTCGAAAACGCAGTACATAAGTTTGATAAGTTTAAAAATTTAAAATCAGACAAGAAAATCTTTGATATTATTAACGGTTATTTGAGTAACTTTAATTACCTTTGTTTGAATGACGACGAGTTCGAACCAGGACTTAATATGATATTCTCACAATGGCACAAAGAACAAAGAGTTCTAGTTAAAGTTCAAGACGGTATCATTTTCCTAAACGACGAAAGAATAGGTAATCTAAAAGAATTTGAAGAATATGTTGGAATTAGTTTCGAACAAAAGATTGATGTAG